TAATGCTAATGCGAGATTTTCAGGAGTAATGAGAGCAGTTATTGTTTTCCCCCTCGCCAGACGAATAATCATTCGTATCTCGCAATCGTCACATGCTCCCGGTCGAACAATTGATATTTGTCCGTTCATCTCACTCTCCTTTGATGCGAATGCCTGCGGCGCGTGACACATTAACTTCCACGATGCGCACATTTGGTTTGTACATCTCAATCGCTGTCAGCCAGTCAGCGCCGGTCATATGCTTTTCTGCATCGCCATTAGTCCATTGAACCGGCACACCAATAGCTTTCATCGCAATTTCTATTTCCCCGGCAATGGCGCTTTTCCCGCAACCAGTAAATCCAGAGACAACGACAAGAACTTCGCCTTTGGCTGGTTTTATTTCCCGTGCTTCCAGTTCAGCAATACGCTTACTCCCATCCGAGATAACACCTTCGTAATACTCACGCTGCTCGTTGAGTTTTGATTTTGCTGTCTCCAGTTCGTCCAGTAGTGCAATCACATCAGGGTCACTGTCATCAACTACTGTTACGCGTGATTTTTCATAATGCTCGTCGGCAAGTGTGCGACCAATTTTGAAATCTCCATCACCACCATAACCGGAGCAGGCATAAGTGACATGTGCTCCAGATATACGCTGTATTGACATTTCCTCGCCACAAACAGAGCATTCAGGTACTGGCTTAGGTGAATAACGTTCCCGTAGCGCCTGATAATCAATCTCGCTCACTGGTTGCCCTCCTTCATAAAAATAATCCAGTGGGTCTTGTCACCCTTTCCTGTTCGTTGACCGATAACAGGCTTTCTGTCGGTCAGTGCCAATATCTGGCGAACAGGTATTTGCGTTTCATTCCATTTAAAAATCAGAACGCCGTATGGCCACAACACACGAAAGGCTTCTTTGAATCCCTGCCGTAAATCATCACGCCAGGTATCTTTATTCAGCCGTCCATATTTCTTTCCCATCCAAGCGTTATCACCAACACGCTCAAGATGCGGAGGGTCGAATACAACCATCGAAAAGGATGCGTCTGCAAATGGTAGTGCACGAAAATCAGCTATCAGGTCAGGACTGATAATCAGGCGTCGTCCATCACACAATGTGTGCTCTTCCTTTCTGATATCGCTAAATATCGCCCGGTCGTCATTCTTATCGAACCAGAACATGCGACTGCCACAGCACATGTCGAGGATTGCTGCATGTCCAGTCACTGGCTGCCTCCTTTGCGAAGCCGTTCCGCCCATTCTTCAAGGGATTTCTCTGCATATTCACCGGACAGGCCATCAATCGGATGCGATTCATTAGCTAACTCTTCTTTTGCTGACAGAATCATGCGTGTAACGTCGAAAACTTCAGCCAAAGGCTTATTGATAAATCCGTGATTGAAAGCAGCAGCAAGACGGCTTGCGGTATAGTTAATACCCTCGTTGCGAGCCTCAGCACGTACTTCATCGAATTTACGCACCAGATACTCAGCATTTGTTTCATTCACTTTCAGATCTCGCGGTACACATTTCCCGCGAAGAAACCCTTCCATTTCGAAAACATTCATGCGCATTTGCGTAACTCCGATAACTCGTTAAAACGTTCCATAAACATCCCATAGGCATGGCCTGGCGACAGTGGAATAACTTTGAACATCTCTGTTGCCGGGATACCTTCCAGTACAGGCCAGAAAGAGCCATCATCAAGCCCGAGATCGCGGCGTTCGGTTGCCAGCATGATGAGATCGGCATATTTCACGGGCGTGCTCATAACCGGGGGTAACCCGTATTTCTCACGGATTACGGCGTCTATTTTTTCTTCCATCCGTTTATAGTCAGGAAGAAGGCGTTTCAGTGGCGCGGGGATGTCCTGGCAATACGCTTCTGTTGCATCATGCATTAATGCTTCAAAAGCAAATTCCTGCGGTACCAGCTGGCTGCAAAGCACCGCATGTTGGGCGACGCTGTAGAAATGTGAAAGATGTCCTGCAAAGCGACAGATATTTGAAAGAGAAACCGCGATATCGTTAATAACGATGTCGTCTTTATTTATCCTGTCATAATAAAAATGCTTCCCGGAAAAAGTTTTAATAAATGACATTTTGTTCTCCACGTTATATGCGCTGCACCGCGCTGAATTCTGGTAAAAGGAAGCCCTCACCATCCGGCGATTATTGAGTTAATTACGTTTCCATAAATGCCCCCGCAGGGGCATTAGCAGTAATGAAATCAGGCGGTGAAAGTACCAATAAAGGTTTCTACTTTGCTGTCTTTGAATTTCTCAACAAGCAGATCACGAAATTCGTTAGCCATTTCTTCCTGCACTGCTTCCAGCTGAATAATGCGCAGAACCAGTACAGGACGATCGCCAGTGATAATGCTGAGGCGTAATTTAAATGGACGTTCTTTCAGACCTTCAAACGGAACGCATTTAAATTCAAATGCCACTGGCATAATATCTTTGGTCTTCGCTTCGACAGACTCCATCAGGGAGCGTTTGCCGCTGAAGTCATTATCTTCAAAATCAGCGGTCTGGTTTGCTTCAATCGTGATTTTACGGACCGCCGCAGCCGCTTTTGTTGCCTGAATAGCGTCACCATTAGCATCAAAGCCCACAAGGTAGTCGGCCCAGTCTTCAATCCATTCTGCCAGTGACTTCTGGGAGTTACGCTCGCCATTAACAGACAACAGAGCAGAGAACGGTGCTGTCTTTTTCAGTTTGAGTGTGGCGGTGTTATCTGCGTGACCTGGTTCACCAATAGTACCCAGGTTAAGCACACTGACGGCTCGCATATTATCGGCATCGATAAAGCAGCGGGTGCCTTCATCTGCAAGATCTTTAGAATAACGGGTAAAGTCATCGATGCTGGCAGTGGAAAGTGCACCACGGAAACGGAAACGATTTAAATTAAATTTTTCCAGATCATGAATGCGGAAATTCTCAGGCAATGCCACAGCATCGGCACCAATCTTACTGATAATTTCATTAACACCCTGAGCAGAAATAAGGGCATGGATTTGATTAATTGCGGTTGCGTCTAAGTTCTGAGACATAATAAGTCCTCACTATATAAAGATATTCAGTGATGAGATAAATAATCAGTTTATTAAAAACGATATTAACAACCTGCTGCGCGGAGTTTTCCGTCAGGTTCACCGGCAAGAGTCAGTAATTGTCCCTGGTCTTCCTGCAGAATAGTCAGGCGACCACCACGATTGACATACATCGGCGTTTCGGTGGTGTCTTCTTCGGAAATTTTCCCGCGGTTAGTCGGGCGAACATATGAGAGTTTGTGTTTGATTTTCACTCGGTTCTCATCAAACGGTTCGATTTCCAGGTTGAGCGAGACCTTACCTTTGGTTTTCGTGTTCATCACTCCGGAAGCGACTTCACTGAGAACAGCGCCGATTTTGGTTTCAAATACGCCGCCGTCCAGCTCCCCGATAAATGCCTGCACATCAGTACTGCGTTCGCTAGCCATTTTGCTGCTCCTCATCATATCGACCCTGCAAGGTCGGTTGGTTTCTCCACAAAACAGAGAAGAACACCTGCGGTGGCAGCCGCCCGGATGGATTGGGTTATGAGCCCGTCGTCCGGTGATGCTCTTCTCTGTTTTGTAAAAAGAGCGGTACCAGCCGGAAGCAAGTGTACAAACTGGTACCGCCAAAGCAGTGGCTGTTGTGGTGGGGTTGTCACTCAGGCGTATGGTCAACCTGACAATCCGGTGTCCTCAACGGGGAAAGAGTAACCCCGCCATACTTACCGCCGCGCCATTTCGCGGATTACCACAACGCTGAGAGCACTTAGCCAGTTACGGCACCACACTTTGTCGCGGTTCCATAAATGCCCTCATCGTTGCACCCTGGTCTCTTCCCAGGCGTCAAACCGAATCGCCACGCTGGTTAGGCGTCTTATCAGCATCCTCATTGACTTACACATTCCGGCTACCTGGTTTGTTTGCCCGAGCAAGGAGTGGATTGTCCCCTTTAACGTCCCCAGACCGCTAACGACGCATGTGCCATACGCCGTGTTACAACCAAATTTTGTTTAATCTTGCCTGTAACATGTTTCTTTTAGATACATTATGTATCTCAAGGGTACATTGTCAAGTATAAAAAAACCTGCCGAAGCAGGTTATAAATATTGATTAGGCCTTTATTTTGTATCTTCTTGGTTTTCCTGAGAAAATTACTGTACCAATTATAGAGCAATTACCGTTGATCTTAATGTAAGGTTCAGGCCAGTTTGGATTTAATGCTTTGAGGTAACGCTGTGTTCCATCTTCTATCAACCGCTTAAAGGTGGTTTCGCCTGTATCGTGCATCAATGCAATAACGTCGTCACCGTGGCAGGCAGGGACTTCAGGATCTACAAAAATCATGTCTCCCGGGCGGTACTCATCAATCATTGAATCACCAATCACCCGCAAGATATAAGTCATTTCGCCACAGGGTACAGGGCAGGGGTAAGTTTCTGCTGTGCTCAAATCAACCTCAGAATAGCCAACTTCTTTCCATGCTCCGGCCTGTACCCATGATATGACAGGGACTAACGTTATTTGTTTGTTAGTGATTGAAACATCAGGTTTTTTTGTGATGTTCGTGGTCTGGTGTTCTTGATCAAGCCATCCGACAGGCAGGTCGAAACATTTTTCGATGTGCCGCGCCATGCTGTCACCGATATTTTTAGTAGCACCATCTCCCATAAACCTGCTGGTCTGGGTTGGCTCGCGATCAATCATGGTGGCAAAGGAAGAATTCCCGCCAACACCATCTCTCAGTTTTCTGGCGTTAGACCGCCGGATGTCATGGACTGTTTTCATAAAGAAATTAAAACCTTTGTACCGATAAGGTACAAGTATCTTGAAGGTTCATCTCAATCATGTAATATGTATACCGGAGGTACATATTGTATGAAAGCGTATTGGGACTCTTTAACCAAAGAACAGCAGGGCGAGTTGGCCGGAAAAGTTGGCTCAACACCAGGCTACTTACGGCTGGTTTTCAATGGTTATAAAAAAGCCAGTTTTGTGCTGGCTAAAAAACTTGAGCAATGCACGTCAGGTGCAATTACGAAATCTGACTTAAGACCGGATATCTATCCGAAAGATTAACAGAACACCTTCAATTTTTAACCACAGAACGATGAGGCTAACCGTGGGTAAGCATCACTGGAAAGTAGAAAAACAGCCTGAGTGGTACGTGAAAGCTGTCAGAAAAACTATCGCGGCGTTGCCGGGGGGTTACGCTGAAGCTGCTGAGTGGCTGGATGTAACAGAGAACGCTTTATTCAACCGCCTTCGTGCAGATGGCGATCAGATTTTCCCGCTGGGATGGGCAATGATTTTACAGCGCGCGGCTGGCACTCACTACATTGCGGATGCTGTCGCACAGTCTGCTGGTGGGGTGTTTGTATCGCTTCCTGAAATTGAGGAAGTAGAGAACGCCGATATAAACCAGCGCCTGCTGGAAGTCATCGAACAGATCGGGAGTTACTCAAAGCAGATTCGTTCGGCAATCGAAGATGGGGTAGTGGAGCCACACGAGCAGACAGCAATTAATGATGAGTTGTATCTGTCAATTTCGAAGCTCCAGGAGCATGCAGCGCTGGTCTACAAAATCTTTTGCGCTCCAGAAAAGAGTGACGCCCGCGAGTGTGCAGCTCCGGGCGTCGTGGCGTTTTGTGTCTGTGGAGAAACTAACGCATGAACAGTTTAACGGCAAATAACCGTTTGTCGCAACAGCTGGTGGTCAGCGTCGCTGAACACCTGTTGTTACGGCATGAATGCAGATTACCAAATCACCTGGCTGTAAGTAACCACAGAGAACTTTACCTGACTGTGGGGGGTGAGTTGTGCAGGAACTTAACCGCTGGTTTCGTGACGGAAGAGGACTTTATGTTCATGTTATTCGTTGGGAGCCAGAAACACAGCGCGTTATCTATCTTCGCAAAGACTACCCGCATGAGTGCTTTAGTCCTTTGTGGAAATTCAGGCGTGATTTTGTTGAGTGTGAAGGACCACCAGCACATTGATTCTGCCATTCCGGGACGTTACACTGTTCAGGCACCTTATAAAGCGGGTGCCGGGATTGGCGTCCTGGAATTGATCAAGGCGATATATGACGCGCCAGCGTCTTTTTTATCGTCCGCATTTGCTCACATCAAAGTTATGGTGGGCTGGGCGGGGGCATCGAAAGATGCGCCGGTTTCCTTGATCACCGGTTACGCCAACCCCGTTCAGTTCACCACCAGCGAAATTGGCGTTTCCGGTGGTGGAAGTATTTCACCGATCAAGGAGGCTGCCATCATGGCTACTGTCCCAGCCCTCACTCGTCTGAATGATGAAGACTTACATAAACTCAGTTATGTAACAACTGCACTACGTGCTCTGCGCAAGGTAACTCTTTCGGATCCGCAGGCACATCAGGTTCTGGTAGAAACCCTTCTTAACTTGCAAGCTGAACGTATTCGTCTGGCGGATAAGGCTAATTTTCATATTCACCGTCTCCTGAATATCAGCGGAGGGCATCGTCATGCTTAATCCGTTGCTCCTCAACATTTACCGTTTATTTCAGCGTAAAAAAATATCAACACCCACAGTTGGGCAGTGGTACACCACGCCAGCAGGGCATGTTCTACGTGTCAGCCTGGTTGACCGTGAATGTCAGAAGGTGATTTGTGAACCGCTGGGCCGTAATTACCGCGTCAGTATGCCGCTTATAGCCTTTCGCTCCGGAAAAAACATGAAGCATCTCGGAGGTGCAGCATGAGTATGGAGCTGATGGTTAAAGCGATGAAAATTCGAGTGGGTAATCCATTGCGAAAACTGGTTCTGATCAAGCTGGCTGATAATGCCAGCGATCAGGGCGAGTGCTGGCCCAGCTACCAGCATATTGCTGACCAGTGCGAGATTAGCAAACGTTCTGTGATGAATCATATTGCGGCCCTTTGTGATTCCGGGCTGGTAAAAAAAGTCACCCGGAAAGGTGAAAAAGGTAACTCAAGTAATATCTATCTCCTTCATCTTGATGGTGCAGGAGATTCACTAGGGGGTAGTGCAAATAATTCACTATCTGGTGCAGCAAATTCACCAGGTAGTGCAGGAGTTGCACCAGGGGGTGGTGCAGGAGATTCACCCAGAACCAGTCACTCTTTTGAACCAGTCAAAGAACCAGTCAATGAACCAATAGCTGTTGGTGCATCAGTTGATGAGTCCGTGCGAGTTCGTTCAAACCGACCGGAATACTCTCCGGAGTTTGAGCAGGCATGGCTGGTATATCCCAAACGTGCTGGTGGCAATTCAAAATCTGCAGCCTTCAAAGCCTGGAAAGCCCGTTTGAATGAGGGGGTAAACCCCGAAACCATGCTGGAAGGTGTGAAACGCTACGCGGGCTGGGTTTCTGCGATGGGTAACAGCGGCACACAATTTGTGAAACAGGCTGTCACGTTCTTTGGTCCGGATCGTCATTTCGAAGAATCCTGGGAAGTTCCTGCGGTATCTGCAGCCAGACGCGAGGACCCGTACTTCAAAGCCAGTTACGACAACGTGGACTACAGCCAGATCCCGGCAGGATTCAGGGGGTGATCATGAGTCTTTTGAATGAAGTTCAGAAATTCATTGAAGCCCATCCGGGGTGTACTTCCGGAGACATTGCGGATGCTTTTGCAGGTTACTCACGGCAGCGCGTTCTGCAGTCAGCAAGCAAGTTACGTCAGAGTGGGCGTGTGGCTCACCGTTGTGAAGGAGATACACGCAGACATTTCCCGCGCCTGACTGAGAGAGCGCAGGAACCGGAACCACAACCAGTTCGAGAAACCAGACCTGTGCGCAATTTCTATGTCGGCACTAACGATCCACGGGTGATTTTGTGCCTGACCCGCCAGGCTGAAGAACTGGAGTCCAGGGGGTTATACCGTCGTGCAGCAACCGTGTGGATGGCGGCATTCCGTGAAAGCCACTCCCAGCCAGAACGAAACAATTTTCTGGCGCGTCGTGAGCGGTGCTTACGGAAAAGCAGCAAGCGCGCTGCATCGGGTGAAGAGTGGTATCTGTCAGGGAATTACGTGGGGGCTTAATGAGTAATAAATATTGCCAGGCGCTGGTGGAACTGCGGAACAAACCAGCCCATGAACTGAAGGAAGTGGGCGATCAGTGGCGCACGCCGGATAACATTTTCTGGGGAATTAACACCCTGTTTGGTCCGTTTGTTCTGGATCTGTTCACTGACGGTGATAACGCCAAATGTGCTGCGTATTACACGGCGGAAGACAACGCGCTGGCGCATGACTGGTCAGAACGTCTTGCGGAGCTTAAAGGGGCTGCCTTTGGTAATCCCCCATACAGCCGCGCCAGTCAGCATGAGGGGCAATACATCACCGGCATGCGTTACATCATGAAACATGCCAGTGCCATGCGTGATAAGGGTGGGCGCTATGTTTTCCTGATCAAAGCTGCCACCAGCGAAGTGTGGTGGCCGGAAGATGCAGACCATATTGCTTTTATTCGCGGGCGTATTGGTTTTGAACTGCCTGCCTGGTTTATCCCGAAGGATGAGAAGCAGGTGCCGACAGGCGCTTTCTTCGCTGGTGCTATTGCTGTTTTCGACAAGACCTGGAAGGGACCGGCAATCAGCTACATCGGGCGCGATGAACTTGAGGCATGTGGTGAGGCGTTTCTGGCGCAGGTTCGCCAGCAGGCGGAAAAACTGGTCAGGGAGATGGCGGCATGACGACATTAACTCAATGCCAGCAGCAGGTGCTGGATATGCTGATTTCTTACCAGAAAGAACGTGGCTTCCCGCCAACCAATCAGGAGGTGGCAACCATGCTGGGATACCGTTCAGTGAATGCAGCGGTGGAGCATCTTCGCGCACTGGAGAGAAAAGGCGTCATCACGATAAAGCGTGGCGTGGCCCGGGGGATAACGCTTCATACCGCGGTGAAGGACGACGACAGCGAGGCGGTCGGGATTATCCGCTCACTGCTTGCCGGTGAGGAAAACGCCAGGCTGCGTGCAACCCACTGGTTACATGAGAGAGGCCTGAAAGTATGAAACTGATCCTACCTTTCCCGCCCAGCGTGAATACGTACTGGCGACACCCTAATAAAGGGGCGTTTGCTGGTAAAAGCCTGATAAGCGCGGCGGGGCGCAAATTCCAGAGCGCGGCGTGCGCAGCAATAGTTGAGCAGTTACGTCGTCTGCCAAAACCAACGTCGGCACCTGCTTCAGTGGAGATCGTGTTGTTTCCTCCGGATAACCGGATCCGCGATCTGGACAACTATAACAAGGCGCTGTTTGACGCCCTGACCCACGCGGGGGTGTGGGAAGACGACAGCCAGGTGAAAAGAATGCTGGTGGAGTGGGGACCGGTTATCCAGAAAGGGAAGGTCGAGATCACTATCAGTAAGTATGAGAAACCGGCGGGTGCAGCCGCCTGATCAAGAGGAGAAACGAAGTATGAATAATCTGATGGTCATTGATGGTATTGAAGTTCGTCGTGATGCTTATGGGCGTTACAGCCTGAACGATCTGCACAGGGCAGCCGGGGGAGAACAAAAAAACCGCCCGAAATACTGGCTCTCCAATAAGCAAACCTGTGAATTGATTGAACAACTTTTCACCGAGGGTGGAATTCCGCCTCTGGAACAAAATCAACCAGTTAGCGTCATTAATGGCGGAAATAACCAGGGGACGTATGTCTGCAAAGAACTGGTGTATGCCTATGCAATGTGGATCAGCCCGTCATTCCATCTGAAGGTGATCCGTACTTTCGACATGGTAACCAGCGCACCGGAAAAATTATCCGGACAGGCTGCTGACAAGATGCAGGCTGGCGTGATCCTGCTGGACTTTATGCGCCGGGAATTAAATCTGTCTAACTCATCAGTGCTTGGAGCCTGTCAGAAGCTTCAGGAGGCTGTTGGCTTACCGAATCTGGCACCGCGCTATGCCATTGATGCTCCTGCTGACGCGCCTGATGGCTCAAGTCGTCCTACGCTGTCGCTGAGTGCACTGCTGAAACAGTATGGTATCCGCCTTACGGCTAATCAGGCATATCACCAGATGGCGAAGCTGGGGATCGTTGAACAACGCGAACGATACAGCCGTACCGCGATTAACAACATCAAAAAATTCTGGTCGCTGACAGCGAAAGGTTGCATGTTCGGCAAGAACATCACCAGTCCCGCAAATCCGCGCGAGACGCAGCCGCATTTCTTCGAATCCCGATTCCCTGAGCTGTTAAAGCTGCTCGATACCGTTCATTGAGGTGACCGTGAGAGCACTACTGACCCCTGAAATTGCCCCGCGTATGGGGATCGTATTGTTCAGGCCAGGTTCAGAGCTGATGCCCCTGTTTATGCAGGGGCGTGTCCTGCTGGAGCCTGAGCCGGAACGTTATTCATCTTTCGCCAGTGGTGCCGTTCCGGCGGCATCACAACCGCTGGCGGATGATCCTGCCGTTCGGGCCGTGTTCCGCAATGAGGAAGTGATCCGTCGTGCTGGTGGCGTGGAATGTCTTGAAAGCTGGTTACTTCGTGAAAAAGGCTGCCAGTGGCCTCATTCCGACTGGCACAGCGAGAACATGACAACAATGCGACACGCGCCGGGCGCAATCCGTCTGTGCTGGCACTGCGATAACCAGCTGCGCGATCAGTTCACGGAACGGCTGGAATCAATGGCAACGGATAACTGTGCCCGCTGGGTGTTGTCTGTTGTGCGTCGGGATCTCGGTTTTGATGATAGTCACGTTGTGACAATGCCGGAACTGTGCTGGTGGCTGATTCGTAATGACCTGGCGGATGCCTTACCGGAAAGTGCAGCCCGTAAGGCACTGAGATTACCGAAGCCTGTTGTGCCGTCTGTCACCCGGGAAAGTGACCTTGTGCCTTCGGTTCCTGCCACCAGCATCATCCAGGATAAGGCGAAAAAGGTGCTGGCGCTGAAAGTGGATCCGGAGTCGCCGGAGTCTTTTATGTTACGCCCAAAACGTCGCCGCTGGGTTAATGAAAAGTACACACGCTGGGTTAAGACACAGCCGTGTGCATGTTGTGGAAAGCCTGCTGATGATCCCCACCACCTGATAGGCCACGGTCAGGGGGGAATGGGTACAAAAGCGCATGACCTCTTTGTGTTGCCTTTGTGCAGAAAGCATCACGACGAGCTGCATGCGGATACCGTGGCATTTGAAGAGAAGTATGGCTCCCAGCTGGAGCTGATATTTCGTTTTATCGATCGTGCGCTGGCAATTGGCGTGCTGGCCTGATTTTGTGGAGAACGTTGATGCGTGATATTCAAATGGTTCTTGAACGTTGGGGGGCATGGGTGGCAAATAATCACGAGGATGTCACCTGGTCGTCTATTGCTGCAGGATTTAAAGGACTAATCCCTTCAAAAGTAAAATCCCGCCCGCAATGTTGTGACGATGATGCGATGATCATTTGTGGGTGCATGGCTCGCCTGAAAAAGAACAACAGCGATTTGCACGATTTATTAGTGGATTATTATGTAGGTGGTATGACGTTTATGGCGCTTGCCCGTAAACATGGGCGTTCTGATTGCTGGGTTGGGCGTTTATTGCAAAAGGCTGAAGGTGTAGTTGATGGCATGTTAATGATGTTAGAAATTGAGCTAGAGATGGATCGTTAGAAGACCTCTTATTGAGGGGGTAATTGAATCAGTTTAATGTGTGGGGAGTCGATTTATTCTCCCCATTTTATTTAATTAATTTACTTAAGGTTTTAATTCATCAAGACGTTGTTGGATAGTGTTTTTGCTTGCGTTGTCTGTTATAGCCATTTGTTGTACTTGCCCCATTGCCATTTGAGTTTCCATCCACATATCGGCCCACACTTTTGTATCGTTATTAACTTGAGCGATAGTAAATCTGACTTTTGATACCGGGGTTGTTGAATAGGCATTGCCGATTAACATTTGTCCAAAAACAGCAGACCCGCCTTCCAGTTCTTTACCACATATAACACTGCTGTTATCAGCGTTGTAAATTATCAACCCTCTACTATTGCAGTAATTCACAAGGGCATCTTTGACTTTATCTTTTGTCGTATTTTGATAAACCCCCTCAGGTTTTCCTGATTGAGTTTTTTTTATCAATGGTACGGAAGAAGTACAACCTGAAATGATAGTTGCGCTAAGTAATAGTACAGTCATTTTATTCATGTTTCTTATCCATTGTTAAGGGCATACCTACACAATTATTTTTATTGGAGATGAATAATCAACCGTTTACAATCGTAAAAAATCAAATATGCTGTTAAGAGTGGTTACTTCGCCACACAACTTAAACCCGCCGCTGAGCGGTTTTTTTGTACCTGTAAACTTGGTGCAGTACAGTAAACACGCTGGTGGTCGTGAATACTGACCTTTTATCTTGCTGGCTTTTTAGACAAGAGTTATTGGTATGTCATGTTAACCAGAAGGGAAAAAGACATGCTAAAACAGCAAGATATGACAGAAACCGCCGCCGCAGTCCTTCATTTCTTACCTGCTGACAAGTGGGTAACGCCACGCATGATGACGAGAACTACCGGAGTAAGCGAAGCCCGGTGCCAGTTAATACTGACTCAGTTAGTTCTGGCGGGTCTGGCGAAGGATAACGGCGGATACGGGAATAAATTCAGACGCTGCCAGTAATGGCGGTTTCCTGCTGTGAAAATGGGCGGCTGGTGGGTGTTGGTAGCACCTGCCAGCCATTCGCTCATGCTTACTGGTCACAAGCGAACCACGGCCCACTGCTTTAGCGCAAAAGCAGAGTGAGCCTACCAGAGTTACGCTTACTGATCCATGAAAAATACTGTAAAAATAAACAGTGTTGATTTAATCAACGCTGATTGCCTGCATTTTATTCAGTCCCTGCCTGATGATTCCATTGACCTGATTGTTACCGATCCGCCGTACTTCAAGGTGAAACCCAACGGTTGGGACAATCAGTGGAAAGGGGACGAAGATTACCTTAAGTGGCTGGACCACTGTCTGGCCCAGTTCTGGCGGGTGTTAAAACCTGCCGGAAGCCTTTACCTGTTCTGTGGGCATCGCCTGGCATCTGATATTGAGATCATGATGCGTGAACGTTTCAACGTGCTTAACCATATCATCTGGGCGAAGCCGTCCGGACGTTGGAATGGGTGTAATAAAGAAAGTCTGCGCGCATATTTTCCTGCCACAGAGCGCGTTCTGTTTGCTGAACATTACCAGGGGCCATATCGCGGCAAAAGTGACGGCTATGCAGCAAAAGAAAGGGAACTCAAACAGCACATAATGGCACCGCTGATATCGTATTTCAGGGATGCTCGTGCCGAACTGGGTATAACGGCAAAACAAATTGCCGAAGCCACAGGTAAGAAAAATATGGTTTCCCACTGGTTTGGTGCCAGTCAGTGGCAGTTGCCGAATGAGGCTGACTATCGGAAGTTACAGGCACTGTTTTCCCGTATAGCGGCAGAGAAGTTTCAGGAACAACAACTGGAACAACCACACCACCAGCTGGTGGCATCTTATGATTCACTGAATCGCAAATATTCTGAATTGCTGGATGAGTTTAAATCTCTCCGGCGCTATTTCTCCGTATCAGTCTCCGTGCCTTATACCGATGTCTGGATGCATAAACCCGTTCAGTTCTACCCGGGGAAACATCCGTGTGAGAAACCGGCGGATATGCTCAGGCAAATAATCAATGCCAGTAGTCGACCAGGTGATCTGGTTGCTGATTTTTTTATGGGATCCGGTTCCACAATAAAAGCAGCAATGGCGCTGGGGCGTCGGGCCTTAGGTGTTGAGCTTGAGTCAGAGCGGTTTAACCAGACAGTGAAAGAGATAAACGAGCTGGTGGGGAAATAATCTGGTGGCCACGTCAGGTGGCCTTTTTATTTCCATTACACAGCACCCGCATCTGCGAGGTGGGGTTATGAAATCCATGGATAAGTTAACAACGGGTGTCGCCTATGGCACCTCAGCAGGTAGTGCCGGGTACTGGTTTTTACAGTTGCTCGATAAAGTCACGCCCTCACAGTGGGCGGCAATAGGTGTGCTGGGTAGTCTGGTATTTGGCTTGCTGACGTATCTGACAAACCTTTATTTCAAGATTAAAGAAGACAAGCGTAAGGCTGCACGGGGAGAGTAATTCAATGACTCAAAACTATGAACTGATTGTGAAAGGGATTCGCAATTTTGAGAATAAAGTTACGGTAACTGTAGCGTTACGGGACAAAAAACGCTTTGACGGTGAAATTTTTGACCTGGACATCTCGCTGGACCGTGTTGAAGGTGCCGCGCTGGAGTTTTATGAGGCAGCAGCCAGAAGGAGCATCAGACAGGTCTTCCTGGATGTTGCTGCCGGGTTATGTGAAGGGGACGAGCTGTTGCCAGAAACGCGCCCCTGTTCAGAGGCGCGGTATACCATAAAAATTAACAGTTCTGATAACTCGATTACGGGTTGTTAGCTTTTTGCAGTTGGCTTTCCAGTATCTTTCATTGGTAGCATCCTGATAAATATCCATGAGCGCAAAAATCAAATACGGCCTGTCAGCTGCTGTTCTGGCGCTGATTGCCGCAGGCGCGTCTGCTCCTCAGATACTTGACCAGTTTCTGGATGAAAAAGAGGGTAACCACACTACGGCATACCGCGATGGTTCCGGTATATGGACCATCTGTCGTGGTGCCACAATGGTGGATGGTAAGCCCGTCATACCGGGAATGAAGCTGTCGAAGGAAAAATGCGACCAGGTTAACGCTATTGAACGTGATAAGGCGCTGGCATGGGTGGAGCGCAATATTAAAGTACCACTGACCGAACCACAGAAAGCGGGTATAGCGTCATTTTGTCCCTATAACATTGGCCCCGGTAAGTGTTTCCCGTCGACGTTTTATAAGCGGCTGAATGCCGGTGATCGTAAGAGTGCATGCGAGGCGATTCGCTGGTGGATAAAAGATGGTGGGCGCGATTGCCGCATACGTTCAAATAACTGCTATGGACAGGTTATTCGTCGTGACCAGGAAAGCGCATTAGCCTGTTGGGGGATAGATCAGTGAGCAGAGTCGCCGCGATTATTTATGCTCTGGTTATCTGCATCATCGTCTGCCTGTCGTGGGCGGTCAATCATTACCGTGATAACGCCATCGCCTACAAAGAACAGCGTGATAAAAAAATCAGTGAGCTGAAGCAGGCGACCGCCACCATTACTGACATGCAGCAACGCCAGCGTGCTGCTGATGTACTCGATGCTAAATACACGAAGGAGTTGGCTGATGCGAAAGCTGAAAATGATGCTCTTCGGCGCAAGCTTGATAATGGTGGTCGGGTGCTCGTCAAAGGAAAATGCTCTGTGCCATCCTCAGCCGAAACCTCCAGCGCCTCCGGCATGGGCAATGATGCCACCGTCGAACTCTCTCCAGTTGCTGGACGAAACGTTCTCGGTATCCGGGACGGAATCATCAGAGACCAGACAGCACTGAGAACGCTTCAGGAATATATCAGGACGCAATGCCTTCGATGATAGCGATAATTTTACTCATCATCCTTCACATCTGGCTCTGTAGACAGGGTGGTGATCACTTCTGGAGTGAATCCAGATTAAACATCTCATTGCTGATGCTTGAAGTTGAGCATCTGGCGCGCGGTAAGGGGCTGCGTTGAAATAAGAGCCAGTCATTACAAATACCAGGATTTAGCCTCGTATTCGCGGGGCTTTTTATTGCCATTACAAAAGCCACTCCCTACAGAGTGGCTTTGATAATGGCTTATACCCTACACGGGATAACTTAACTGATATCCCTTTTAACGGATAAAGGTATTCAAGCCTGACACATCATGCGCTGTATCGTCGCCGTATTCCCGTATTAACAGAGACCGTAGCCCGACGGGGAACTCCTTCTGCGAGAGTGTGCGGGAATAATCAAAAACGATGCACACCGGGTTTTTACCGCGTTTATGGTTCGCGGGTTTGTCCCTCATGCTCGCCAGTCCTGTGCGGGGGTGGAAGAAACAGGATACTCACACAGATTCTTGTGGGCACGATGCTATTCCTTTCTGGATTATCCCGATGCCATTCATGCAAGGCGCTGTATCAGACGTTCGTCATGGCTGTCAGGCTGACGGGTCCTCCCGGTGGGGTGGCCTGCCACGGGGCGGGAGCGTCGCGGAAAAAGGCTAGTTTTTGCATTTTTATTGGCCACCATCATCTTTGCATCTTATTGATTATTAATGGTTATTTGTTTTTTGCATGTCGAATTGAGTGTTTTTTGTTCGACATCGAACGCGTTTTCTTAAAGTTGTTCGCACGATGCATGTTTAAAGCTCTCCGGAGGAAATATGGATCATGAGTTGAAAAACCTGGTGCTGAATATTAATCAACTGGCGGCTTTATCTGGTCTGCACCGCCAGACTGTCGTGGCAAGACTGAAAAACATTCGTCCCGCTGGTGGACATGACAAACTCAAGCTATACCGGTTGACCGATATTCTGACTGAATTTATGGGGTTACCACCGCCGGTTGCTGAGGGCAAAATGGATCCACATGAACGCAAAGCCTGGTATCAGTCTGAACGTGAGCGTCTTAAGTTCGAACAGGAAACGGCACAACTCATTCCGGCCAGTGATGTCAGACGGGAGTTTGCCATCTGGGCAAAAGCGGTCGTGCAGGTGCTGGAGACATTACCGGATATTCTGGAACGTGACTGCGGCCTGCAGCCTGCCGCTGTGAGCCGTGTTCAGTCCATTATTGATGATCTGCGCGATCAGATAGCCCTGCGGGTGACCGAAGCAGGTGCGGATGATGAGGAGGAATTACAGCAGGAGGAGTAATGCTGAATCAGGAAACCGCAAAGGCAGCACGAACCGATTCAGGTTATATCCTTCGCGCACCGAGACGAATGCGGGTTGCTGATGCCGTTGCTCAGTATATGCGGGTGCCCATGGGGGCAGGGAACTCAGTCCCGTGGGATCCGCTGGTGGCACCGTATGTTATTGAGCCGATGAACTGCCTGGCCTCGCGTGAATACGACGCAGTGATATTTGTTGGCCCGGCACGAACCGGCAAGACTATCGGCCTGATTGACGGCTGGGTGATTTACAACGTGATTTGCGACCCTGCGGATATGCTGATCATTCAGATGACGGAGGAAAAAGCCCGCGAACACTCCAAAAAACGACTCGCCAGAACGTTTCGCGTCAGCCCGGAAGTGGTCAGTCGCCTGAGTCCGAACAAAAATGACAACAACGTTTATGACAGAACATTCCTTGCTGGCAACTACCTGAAAATCGGCTGGCCGTCAGTCAATATCATGTCCTCATCAGATTATAAATGCGTCGCGCTGACGGATTATGACCGTTTTCCGGAAGATATTGATGGCGAGGGGGATGCTTTCTCTCTTGCCTCAAAACGTACCACAACATTTATGTCCAGTGGTATGACGCTGGTGGAGAGTTCCCCCGGCAGGGATGTGAAGGATGTGAAATGGCGACGGACTTCACCGCATGAGGCTCCACCAACCACTGGGATACTGTCGCTCTATAACCGTGGCGATCGCCGTCGCTGGTACTGGCCCTGTCCACACTGTGGTGAGTATTTTCAGCCCTGCGGCGATGTGGTTGCTGGTTTCCGTGATATTGCCGATCCCGTGCTGGCAAGTGAGGCGGCTTATATTCAGTGTCCTTCCTGTTCAGGACGGATTATGCCTGAACAAAAACGTGAGCTGAACGGACGTGGGGTCTGGCTGCGGGATGGTGAATCCATCAATGCGGATGGCAGTCGTTATGGTGATCCCCGACGCTCACGTATTGCGTCATTCTGGATGGAGGGTCCGGCAGCTGCTTACCAGACACTCTCGCAACTCGTTTACAAACTGCTTACTGCAGAACAGGAATACGAGACAACCGGAAGTGAAGAAACACTCAAGACGGTTATCAATACCGACTGGGGATTACCTTATCTTCCCCGCGCCAGCATGGAGCAACGAAAAAGTGAACTGCTTGAGCAGCGGGCAGAGCCAGTTCCTTCCCGCAGTGTGCCGGATGGCGTTAATTTCCTTGTGGCGACAGTGGATGTGCAGGCGGGACGTCATCGCCGTTTTGTGGTTCAGGTAACGGGCTATGGCAGCCGTGGCGAACGCTGGATTATTGATCGTTACAACATCACGCAGTCATTGCGCGGTGACAGCGACGGGGAGAGCCAGCGAATTGATCCGGCCAGTTATCCGGAAGACTGGGATGTCCTGCTGACGGATGTTTTTCATAAAAGCTGGCCGCTGGCCTCCGATCCTTCTCAACAAATGCGACTGATGGCAATGGCGGTGGACTCCGGCGGTGAAGACGGGGTCACTGATAATGCCTATAAATTCTGGCGTCGTTGCCGTCGTGATGGCCTTGGTAAACGTATTTACCTGTTTAAGGGCGACAGCATCCGGCGCGCAAAACTGATCACCCGTACATTCCCTGATAACACCGGACGAACGGGCCGACGGGCGCAGGCCGCAGGTGATGTACCGCTCTGGCTTCTTCAGACGGATGCCCTGAAAGACCGGGTGAATAACGCGTTATGGCGTGACTCGCCAGGTCCCGGCTATGTGCATTTCCCTGACTGGCTGGGGAGCTGGTTTTACGACGAACTGACGTATGAAGAGCGGAGCAGTGACGGGAAATGGAGTAAGCCGGGTCGCGGTGCCAACGAAGCTTTTGACCTGATGGTGTATGCCGAGGCTCTGGTCATTCTGCATGGATACGAAAAGATCCGCTGGCCGGATGCACCGGAGTGGGCGAGCCGGGAAACCTGGCTGGAGTGTGTCCCGGACAGTACCGAACCGTCACCCTCACCGGAACCGGTATCCACGCCTGTTAAAAAACAAAAACGGAAGAAAACAGTAACTGACGATGTTAACCCCTGGCTGACTTCCGGAGGATGGTTATGAACCAGAATGATATCGAAGCCATGATTCAGCGTTATACGGAAGCTGAAATGGCGGTGCTGGACGGAAAATCCGTCACCTTTAATGGTCAGCAGATGACCATGGAAAACTTATCTGAGATCCGGCAGGGACGGCAGGAGTGGGAGCGCCGCCTTGCGGCTCTGATTACACGACGACGGGGGCATCCCGGGTACCGGCTGGCGAGGTTCTGATGGCAATTCTTGATGATGTGATTGGCGTTTTTTCACCAGGATGGAAAGCGGCAAGGCTGCGTTCCCGTGCGGTGATCCAGGCTTATGAGGCCGTAAAAACGACGCGGACACACAAAGCCCGGCGGGAGAACCGAACTGCCGACCAGTTAAGCCAGTACGGGGCCGTGTCGTTACGTGAGCAGGCCCGTTACCTTGATAACAACCACGATCTGGTCATTGGTGTATTTGACAAGCTGGAAGAACGGGTGGTGGGGAAAAACGGGATTATTGTCGAGCCACATCCGGTATTACGCAATGGGGCCATTGCCCGTGATCTGGCAGCGGAGATACGCACCCGATGGAGTGAATGGTCTGTCAGTCCGGAAGTCACCGGGCAGTTTACCCGTCCGATGCTGGAACGTCTGATGCTGCGTACCTGGCTGCGCGATGGTGAGGTGTTTGCCCAGATGGTTTCCGGGCGCATAAACAGCCTGATGCCTTCTGCCGGTGTTCATTTCTGGCTGGAGGCACTCGAGCCAGACTTTATTCCCATGACCAGTGATGAGAGCAACAGGCTGAATCAGGGCGTGTTTGTTGATGACTGGGGGCGTCCCGAAAAATATCTGGTGTATAAAAGCCGTCCCGTATCCGGGCGGCAGATGGAAACCAAAGAAGTGGATGCAGAGCGAATGCTGCATCTTAAATTTGTTCGCCGTCTGCACCAGATGCGCGGGACGTCTTTGTTGTCCGGTGTGCTGATCCGCCTCAGTGCCCTGAAAGAGTATGAAGATTCTGAGCTGACTGCAGCAAGGATCGCCGCTGCTCTGGGGATGTACATCCGGAAAGGCGACGGGCAGAGCTATGAACCGGATGGTAATGGCAGCAAGGAGAATGAACGCGAGCTTACCATTCAGCCAGGCATTATTTACGACGATCTGAAACCCGGCGAAGAAATCGGAATGGTGAAGTCGGATCGTCCCAATCCTAACCTTGAAACTTTTCGTAATGGTCAGTTGCGTGCCGTGGCGGCGGGCAGTCGTCTGAGTTTTTCCAGTACAGCGCGCAACTATAACGGCACTTACAGCGCCCAGCGTCAGGAGCTGGTTGAATCCACTGATGGCTACCTGATCCTGCAGGACTGGTTTATTGGTGCCGTCACCCGCCCGATGTATCGTGCCTGGCTGAAACAGGCTGTGGCATCCGGTGTTATCAGGCTACCCCGCGATCTTGACCGTTCTTCACTGTATACCGCGGTGTATTCCGGACCGGTGATGCCGTGGATTGACCCTGTTAAGGAGGCTGAGGCCTGGAAAATCCAGATTCGTGGTGGAGCGGCGACAGAATCAGACTGGGTACGTGCTGGTGGTCGTAATCCGGATGATGTCAAACGTCGGCGCAAGGCCGAAATTGATGAAAACCGCAAGCTGGATCTGGTATTTGATACCGATCCGGCCAGTGATAAAGGAGGCAGCAGTGCCGCAACGAAACGACAGGAGCCGCAGCACACCGACGACCAGTCCGAAGAATAATTCCTGGTTCAGGATGCAGGCTGGTCACCAGAGTGACGCGGATATTTATATTTATGACGAGATTGGTTTCTGGGGTGTTACAGCGAAGCAGTTTATCAGTGATCTGAATGCACTGGGCGATATCACCCACATTAATCTCCATATTAATTCACCGGGTGGCGATGTCTTTGAAGGCATCGCCATTTTTAATGCGCTGAAAACACATGGGGCGTCCATTACCGTTTATGTCGACGGTGTGGCGGCGTCAATGGCGTCGGTCATTGCGATGGTGGGAAACCCGGTCATTATGCCGGAAAACACCTTCATGATGATTCATAAACCATTTGGCTTTACGGGCGGTGATGCGGAGGACATGCGCACCTATGCCGACCTGCTCGATAAGGTTGAGGCGGTTCTGTTACCCGCTTATGCACAGAAAACCGGGAAAACCACCGATGAAATTGCTGCCATGCTGGCGGATGAGACCTGGATGTCCGGTGCCGAATGTCTGGCACATGGATTTGCTGATCAGGTAACGCCAGCCGTTAAGGCAATGGCATGTATTCAGTCAAAACGTACAGAGGAATTTAAAAAGATGCCGGAATCCATTCGAAACATGATTACTCCGCCACGCAACAGTGCTCCACGCGTACAGGATGATGAACCTGCAGCCTCCCGGACGCCAGTGCAGGCAGCAGCACCTGTGGTGGATGAAAACAGTATCCGTGCGCAGGTACTGGCAGAGCAAAAAGCGCGTGTAAACGGTATTAATGATTTGTTTGCCATGTTTGGCGGGCGTTATCAGACGCTGCAGGCTCAGTGTCTTGCCGATCCTGAATGTTCGCTGGAGCAAGCCCGCGAAAAGCTGTTGAACGAGATGGGGCGCGAGTCCACGCCATCCAATAAAAATACACCGGCTCATATTTATGCTGGTAACGGTAATTTTGTGGGGGACGGGATCCGCCAGGCGCTGATGGCGCGTGCCGGATTTGAAAAAACCGAACGTGATAATGTCTACAACGGGATGACCCTGCGTGAATATGCCCGTATGTCACTGACTGAACGGGGTATTGGGGTTTCCGGTTATAACCCGATGCAGATGGTCGGTGCGGCGTTCACACACAGTACGTCTGACTTCGGTAATATTCTGCTGGATGTTGCGAACAAAGCCATTCTGCAGGGCTGGGAAGATGCTCCTGAAACCTATGAACAATGGACGCGGAAAGGTCAGTTGTCTGATTTTAAAATTGCCCATCGTGTGGGTATGGGGGGCTTCAGTGCTCTGCGTCAGGTGCGTGAAGGGGCGGAATATAAATACGTCACCACCGGAGATAAACAGGCCACTATTGCACTGGCGACCTATGGCGAGCTGTTCAGTATCACCCGTCAGGCCATTATCAATGATGATCTGAATATGCTGACCGATGTCCCGATGAAACTGGGCCGTGCGGCGAAATCCACTATTGCCGATCTGGTTTATGCCATTCTGACGTCTAACCCGAAAATCTCCACAGATAATGTAAGTCTGTTCGATAAAGCGAAACATGCAAACGTACTGGAGAGCGCTGCAATGGACGTGGCATCGCTGGATAAAGCCCGCCAGTTGATGCGTGTTCAGAAAGAGGGGGAGCGTCATCTGAATATTCGTCCTGCGTTCGTACTGGTACCGACGGCGATGGAGTCTGTTGCTAACCAGGTCATTCGCTCCTCAAGTGTCAAGGGGGCTGACATTAACGCCGGTATTATTAACCCGGTGAAAGATTTTGCGACCGTTATTGCAGAGCCTCGTCTTGATGATAACAGCCAGACCACTTTCTACCTGGCTGCGTCCAAAGGCTCCGATACGATTGAAGTGGCTTATCTCAACGGTGTGGATACGCCATATATTGATCAGATGGAGGGCTTCAGTGTGGATGGCGTGACAACGAAAGTGCGTATTGACGCCGGTGTCGCGCCAGTTGATCACCGCGGTCTGGTGAAATGTACGGCGTAAACGTCGCAGACAACAACTCTGATGGCCCGTAAGGGCTTTTTTTGTACCTGAAATCAGCCCCTGAACGGGGCTGTGCGGAGACAGTTATGGCAAAGAATTTTGTAGAAGAAGGAAAAACGGTGGCGATTGTTGCCAGTGCAGCCATCAGCAGCGGAGATCTGGTGCAGGTGGGCGATGTTTTTGCGGTGGCGCTGACCGATATTCCACAGGGTGAAACAGGCGACGGCATGACCGAAGGTGTGTTTATGCTGCCTAAGCTGAAAACGGATGACATGAAAACGGGTAAGAAGGTTTATCTGAAGTCCGGAAAAGTTCAGCTGACTAACAGCGGCTCTGATCCGCTGGTCGGGGTTGTCTGGGCAGATGCCGGAACCAGTGCAGAAGAAGTGCCGGTAAAACTCAATGTCTGATCCCTTTTCCCGGTTGGCAGCGCGTATGGATGCTATCACGGTCAGAAAGATGGGAAAGACAGCCTCGATTAATGATGTCGATATGACTGTGATCCCGGGAGAAACACTGGCAGAGCTGAATGCTCTGTCCGGACCTGCGGTCTCTCTGGTGGTGTTTTCTTCGGGATACCGCCCACGGCGCGGGGATCGCGTTGTTTATGACGGACAACAATGGACGGTCACACGGCATGAACGCTTTAACGGTAAGCCAATGATCTTTATTGAGTAAAGAGGTGTGGGATGAAGGGGCTTGAGAATGCCATCCGCAATCTGAACAGCCTTGATACCCGTATGGTGCCACAGGCCAGCGCATGGGCGATAAACCGTGTGGCACAGAAAGCGGTCTCGGTTGCCACCCGGCAGGTTGCCGGGAATACCGTTGCGGGAGATAACCAGGTGAAAGGGATCCCCCTGAAACTGGTACGTCAGCGTGTCCGGGTGTTTAAAGCCAGTCCGTCAGGAAAAATGACGGCCAGGATCCGCGTTAACCGGGGCAATCTGCCCGCCATTAAGCTGGGGACAGCCCGGGTCAGACTGGCCCGGCGTGGTGGAAAACTGCAGTACCGTGGCAGTGTGCTGAAGGTGGGTAAATATCTTTTCCGGGATGCGTTTATTCAGCAACTGGCGAATGGTCGCTGGCATGTGATGCGGCGTATTGATGGCAAAAATCGTTACCCCATTGATGTGGTGAAAATCCCGCTGTCCGGACCGCTGACACAGGCATTTGAAGATGCCCGCGACCGCATCATTGCTGCGGAAATGCCGAAACAGCTGGGGTATGCACTGAAACAACAACTGAGGTTATGGCTGACCCGATGAACCGACATACACAAATCCGCCAGGTCGTACTGGCACGCCTTCGGGAACAGTGTGGAGACAGCGCCACGTTTTTTGACGGGCTTCCGGCATTTATTGAGGCGCAGGAACTGCCTGCCGTGGCGGTGTGGCTGAGTGATGCTCAGTACACCGGAAAAATGACGGATGAAGATGACTGGCAGGCTGTTCTGCATATTGCCGTCTTCATCCGGGCACAGGCACCGGATTCAGAGCTGGATATGTGGATGGAGAGCACCATTTTCCCGGCCCTGAATGATGTACCGGCACTTTCCGGACTCATCGACACCCTGATCCCACTCGGTTTTAACTATCAACGTGATAATGAGATGGCCACCTGGGCGATGGCGGAAATCACGTACCAGATCACGTACACGAATTAAGGAGGTGGCAATGACCACACCAAATCCACTGGCAAAGACGAAAGGTGCGGGGACGACGTTCTGGATGTATACCGGCAACGGCGACGCATTTGCGAACCCTTTGTCGGACACTGACTGGCTGCGTCTTGCGATGGTGAAGGATCTGCAACCTGGCGAAATGACCGCTGATGCAGAAGATGATACTTATCTCGATGATGAAGATGCAGACTGGAAAACGACAACCCAGGGGCAGAAATCCGTTGGTGATACTTCGGCGACGCTGGCCTGGCGTCCGGGTGACAGCGGGCAGAAAAAACTGGTTCAGTTGTTCGACTCCGGTGAAGTCTGCGCGTTTCGTATCAAATATCCCAACGGTACTGTTGATGTTTTCCGTGGCTGGCTGAGTTCACTGGGTAAAACCATTGCCTCAAAAGACGTGATGACCCGCACTGTGAAAATCAGCGGTGTGGGGCGTCCGTATCTGGCAGAGGAAGGCACTGAAACAGTGAGCGTTACCGGGCTGACGGTGGCACCGGCATCTGCCAGTGTAAAAGTGGGAGCAACCACCACGCTGACCTTTACAGTAAAACCTGACGGAGCCAGTGACAAAGCGATCAGTGTGCATTCGTCAGATCCACAGACTGCCACGGTGACCCTGAACGGGCTTGTAGCCACGGTGAAAGGCGTGAAGCAGGGCAGTGTCAGCATTGTGGGCATGACCGCTGACGGGAATTTTGTGGCTGTGACTGCGGTGACTGTCAGCGCAGCAGGTTAACAGGACGATACTCATCATTTGCCCCGGTTATCCGGGGCTTTTTTGCAGGTGGAGAACATGATGTTTCTGAAACAGGGCACGTTTAATTATGAAAAACAGTCCGTGGTGCTCAGTGAGCTGTCCGGGCTGCAGAGAATTGAATATCTGGCGTTTGTTCAGCAGCGAACGGCAAAGTTTGATGCCGGTGAGGGAGAACTGCCGGAGGCTGAACGACAGATTGCTTTTCTGCGGATGGGGATGGATATCAATGCCTGGCTGGTTTCCCGCTCACTGTGGAATGCGGATCAGTCTAAGGATGTAGAGACGCTTTGCGCATCCGTTATTACAACATGGTCGTATGATGCCCTGGGTGCGGGGGCGGAGATGGTTCTGTCGCTGAGCGGTATGGGGGCCATTGATAATGCCGGGGATGATGAGCATGAGGCGCTGACGCCGGAAAAGTCCTGACGCGGGAAATGCAGTTTGTCATGCGGCTTGCCCGGGAGTTCCGGCGGGCAGACTGGCGGCGGATGCTGTCGGAAATGTCGGCCACTGAGCTTGGTGAGTGGGGCGATTATTTCCGGATGCAGAGCTTCAGTGATGTGTGGATGGATGCGCAGTTTGCCTCGCTGAAGGCATTGATCGTGAGAATGGTGTCCGGCAGCAGTGATGCTGCGGTGGCTGATTTCAGCCTTTTACCGGAAGAGAACGGGATACCGGAGCGAACGGACGAAGAACTGATGCATCTTGGGGAAGGTATTTCCGGAGGTGTGCGTTATGGACCAGATAGCCAACCTGGTCATTGATTTGGGGATTGATGCGGCAGAGTTTAAAAATGAAATCCCCCGTATCAAAAACCTTCTGAATGGTGCAGCCAGCGATGCAGAACGGTCTTCTGCCCGTATGCAGCGTTTTATGGAGCGTCAGACTCAGGCCGCCCGGCAGACAACGCAGGCGGCGTCTTCGGCTGGCACAGCCGCATCCGTCCATGCGCAGACGGTGGAGAAGAACGCACAGGCTCATGAACGCATGGCCCGCGAGGTGGAGAAAACCCGCCAGCGCATGGAGGCACTGAGCCAGAAAATGCGCGAGGAACAGGCGCAGGCCATGGCTCTAGCGGAGGCTCAGGATAAAGCGGCTGCTGCGTTTTATCGTCAGATTGACAGTGTGAAACAGGCCAGTGCGGGTCTGCAGGAATTACAGCGTATTCAGCAGCAGATCCGACAGGCCAGAAACAGTGGCGGGATTGGTCAGCAGGATTATCTGGCGCTGATTTCTGAGGTTACGGCGAAAACCCGTGTTCTTACGCAGGCTGAGGCAGAGGCTACCCGACAGAAAGTGGCGTTTATCCGTCAGCTTAAAGAGCAGGCAACCCGCCAGAATCTTTCTTCTTCTGAGTTGCTTCGTGCTAAGGCTGCCCAGCTGGGGGTAAGCAGTGCTGCAGAAGTGTATATCCGCAAAATGGAGCGGGCAGGAAAAGCCACGCATTCGCTGGGGCTGAAAAGTGCAGCGGCCCGTCAGGAGATAGGCGTTCTGATAGGTGAACTGGCCCGCGGAAATTTAGGTGCGCTGAGGGGATCCGGAATAACGCTGGCTAACCGTGCCGGGTGGATAGACACATTGATGTCACCGAAAGGCATGATGCTTGGCGGGGTTATTGGCGGTATTGCCGCGGCTGTCTATGGTCTGGGTAAAGCCTGGTATGACGGTCAGAAGGAGGGGGAAGAATTTAACCGCCAGCTGTCGCTGACGGGGCATTATGCCGGAGTCACTGCCGGGCAGCTGTGGACGCTCAGTCGTGCTATTTCCGGGAATGGTATCACGCAACATGCTGCAGCCGGTGCGCTGGCTCAGGTGGTGGGGAGTGGTGCATTTCGTGGAAACGATATCGGTATGGTGGCGAGAGCTGCCGCACAGATGGAGCGATCGGTTGGCCAGTCGGTCAGCGATACCATAAATCAGTTTAAGCGGCTGAAGGATGATCCTGTAAATGCCGCGAAGTCTCTGGACAATGAGCTGCATTTTCTTACTGCCACTCAGCTTGAGCAGATACGCGTCCTTGGAGAGCAGGGGCGGTCCAGTGATGCGGCACGGATAGCCATGTCTGCACTGGCAGAGGAAACCGGTCGGCGTACTGCGGATATTGATAATAACCTCAATGCGCTGGGCAGTACGCTGCAAACTTTGTCTGACTGGTGGAAGCAGTTCTGGGATGCGGCCATGAATATTGGTCGTGAAGATTCGCTGGATGCGCAGATTGCCACTTTGCAGGAGAAAGTGTCGCGGGCGAAAAGACTCCCCTGGACGGCATCATCTTCTCAGGTTGAATACGATCAGCAGCGTCTTAACGATCTTCAGGAGAAAAAACGCCAGAAGGATTTGCAGGATGCAAAAGAGCAGGCAGAGCGGAATTATCAGGAGCAACAGAAACGCCGTAATGCTGAAAATGCTGCACTGAACCGGATGAATGAAACGGAAGCTGCACGACATCAGCGTGAAATTGCGCGTATTAATGCCATGCAGTACGCCGATCAGGCTGTCAGGGATGCGGCGATACAACGTGAAAATGAACGTTACGAGAAAGCCCTGGCATCCGGTAAGAAAAAAACACGCGAAACCCGTAATGATGAGGCCACCCGGTTATTGCTGCAGTACAGTCAGCAACAGGCACAGGTGGAAGGACAGATTGCTGCTGCCAGACAGTCAGCAGGCATTGCCACTGACAGGATGACAGAAGCGCATAAACAGCTCCTGGCTCTGCAGCAGCGCATCAGCGATCTGGACGGGAAAAAACTGACGGCAGATGAAAAGAGTGTGCTGGCCCGTAAAGATGAACTGATTCAGGCACTGACGCTGCTGGATGTAAAACAGCAGGAGCTTCAGAAACAGACGGCACTCAACGATCTGAAGAAAAAAACAATTCAGCTGACCAGTCAACTGGCTGAAGAAGAGCGCGCTCAGCGTCAGCAACATGACCTGGATATCGCCACGGTTGGTATGGGTGATCAGCAGCGGCAGCGATATCAGGTACAACTGAGTCTTCGCCAGAAATACCAGCAACAGCTGGAGCAGTTGAGGCGGGATAGTGAGCAGAAAGGGACATATAACACGGATGACTACAGAAAGGCCGAGCAGGCGCTGACGGAGAG